GACAGGAAAGCATCTGATTGGACTGTTCTTCCCGATGTTCCATTTACTGAAGAGAAAAGAAATCAGTGGAAATTATATCGTCAAACATTGAGAGATATGGGAGATGATATAAATTGGATTACAAATAAAATGACTTTGGTTCAGTTTCCTATAGATCCAGATCAATACTCAATGTATGATCCCGAAGAAACTGTAGAGTACTTATCTATTCCGGAACATTTTAATAATCCAGCACTACTATATCTTAAATTAAAACTTCTTAAAATCATTCAAAGAATTTCTAATGTTGACGAACTTGTAAGTAGAGGTAAAGTAGAACCATTTCTTGCTGGAGCATCACCAGGTTCTAATAATTCTGGTGCGTTAACTGAAATTTTTGAAAAAATTCAAAATTCCCAAAATATTTCAGAGCAAGAAACACAACTTGCGAAATTGGCATATGATGAAATGTTTACATATGTGAATAGCAGACTACAACAAATTGATGCTAATTGGAATTGGGAATTAAATATTATTGACGGCACGGAATATGATTAGAGTATTTGATTTTTTTACTGAAGATGAATGTGATGCTTTAGATGAATGTTATGATAAAGCAAAGTGGCATGTTGGTAAGATGATTTTTCATGCGGGAATGAGTTCAAAAGAGAAAAAGTGTGACACCAAATCTAATTTTGAAATTCCTGTCAAATCTGCTTCATACGCAAAATGTTTGAATATTTTTAGAGGAGCAATCCATAGAAATGGATGGTTTACTAAATTTACTGGATTACTATCACATACAGGTCCCAAATTTTTAAGATATAGGGAAGGTGGTGAATATAAATATCATCACGACAGCACCTGGATGGATCGTCTGATTTATAAATCAGATGGAGCAGAAGTTCGTACATGTTATTCTGATTATAGTTGTACCATTTTTATTGGCAATCCTGATGATTATGATGGAGGTGAATTAAATTTAGATGTATCTCTAGACAAATCTTATAGTATGCCAATAAAATTAAAAAGAGGGCAACTAATTTTATATGATACTGGAATACCACACTGGGTTGATAAAGTTACTTCTGGAAATAGGGACGTGGTTGTATTTTGGATACAATCCACATTTCAAGATCCTAGAGTTAGACATTTTAACGAAAAAATGGTTACATTTACACAACAAATGTATGATAAGTTAGAACCTAACTCTGATTCTTTTGATACATTTCATGATGGTATTCAGGGTTTAGATTATGAATTAAAACGAAATTTTTCTACTCGGGCACAATATAGAGACGGTATACAGTAATGAAAATTATTAAACATCACGAAATGGTTAGTTCATACTGCACTACTCACAAACGTGCGGTAGTATATTATGAAGTAAAACCAAGAACAGATGAAGAACTTACAAAAATACTAGAATTTTATAAAGGAAAGATACCTGATGAGATCTATGAATCATTGAAACGTGAAGATGATAATTATCTAGAATTTGAAAGTGATATTATGGCAAGAGAATACGCTGACGAAGTATTCTCATTTAGAACAAACATGGAAAGTATAGATCCATTATATTACATATATTGTGAAGTATATGATAAAGAAGGATATATGGTCTGGACGAACGATCACTGACACTTTCTAAACTGTCACATACCCCCTTGCGGCATCCCGTGAGGGGGTTTATATTATATGGACATTCGTGGTTGTCCCATGCGTCTTCGCGCCCATCAAGAACGTGCTCTCGATGCCATGATGGCATCTACGCATGGTCGTATTATCATCCCTACTGGTGGTGGTAAAACTCTGATTGCTATCAAGGATGTTGAGCGTCGTCTTCTGACTGCTATCAACCCTAAGACTGTTGTTGTGGTTGCTCCTCGTATTCTTCTCGCTAACCAACTGTGTGAAGAGTTCTTCAGTGCTCTCAATGGCACTGTTAATGTTGCTGTAATGCATGTTCACAGCGGTGAGACTTCTTTCAATAGTAGCACCAAAGTTGATGCTATCAAGTGTCACGATGCTGTATGTAAGACTGCTGGTGTTCACCAACTGATCTTCACCACCTACAATTCTCTCAATCGTATTGTAGAGGCAGAGATTGATGTTGATTACGCATACTTTGACGAGGCACACAATTCTGTGCGTCGTGATTTCTTCCCGTCTGTTGCTGATGTCAGTGGTAATGCTGAGCGAGCATACTTCTTTACTGCTACTCCTCGTTATCACCGCTCTCCTTATGCTAACGGTATGAACAACAATCATGTTTATGGTGAGGAACTTATCTCTGTTCCTGCTCCTGAACTGATTGCTAGTGGTAGCATCCTGCCACCTACCATCTCTGCTCACAAGGTAGATTTTGCTCGCCAGAAGTCTGCCGCTGCTGCTGACAATGACCGTCAGGTGCTGCTTGACATTGTGCGTGACCTTGATGATGAGCAAGCACAGAAAATCCTCGTTGCTGCTCCTAATACCAAGGTTCTGTGGCGTCTGCTGACTAGAACTGATGTGTGTCATCATTTCTCTCTGATGGGATATGATGTGCTCCACATTACTGCTAAGCACGGTGCTTATGTCAATCACCGTAAAGTTGGTCGTGAGGAGTTCTTCAACACTCTGACTGCTTGGGGTCTTGATCCTAATCGTAAGTTTATCATCTTCCACTACAGCATCCTTGCTGAGGGTATCAACTGCCCTGGTCTCACGCATACTATTATGCTCCGTTGCCTGCCTGTCATCGAGATGGCACAAACTATCGGGCGTGTTATTCGCCTAGATAAGGATGATGCTGCTGATATTGCATCCGGTAAAATCCCTGCTGGTCAGTGTGAGTTTTACCGTAAGAAGACTGGTTTTGTCACTGTTCCTGTGTTCTCCAACTATGGACAGCGTACAGAGCAACGTCTTCAGGATGTAATTGATTGTATCTTTGTCAAAGGTATTGCTGCCACGGAGACCCGCTATGTATGAGGAATTAAACTGCTTTGAGGAAGCACTGAAGCACTTTGGCACTCGCGTTGAGATTATTACCGCTATGGAAATGTCTCGACGCATCAGTGCTGAAGATGCGTATCAAATGATTAAAGATGAATTGAAAGAGGTTAAAAAGTGTCGTAAATTTCTACAAAAACAATGAACTACAAACCATACAGTCCTGAGTGGCATAGGTATCGCTATCTCAAGGAAGCACTCGATAAATACTTGGAAGATGGTATTGATCCTACATTTATTATGGATGACTTGCGTGATATTCTCCACGTTCGCTCTGAAGCAGCGTATCAGGAGTTCAATAGGATTAACCAACTAGAGCACTATCTCTCGGAAGAATAATATGCTATCCACTCAATACAGACTAAGGTTAGAGTTCATCTGTAAGAAGATTGCGAACAAGGAGGAAGTTAAACTAGACGATATGATTTGGGCAGAGAAAATTGCCAAGTCATATACTACTGCCCGCGACTGGTTAAACAAGGCAAGGAGACAAGCAGCACAAGACATCCAAGAGGGTAGTATGGATGATTTTATGAATAGGATGGGGTTAGGAGACCCGGACCCATCCAATTACAAGACGGGTTTCGATGGTGCTGATGAAATTGTAGACTGGTTCAAACAAGACAAACCTGATGATTGGAGGCAACGTGACTAGAACTAATCGCAATCTACCTGTTAATAGGTATCCTCTACGGAACTTTCGTAACCATAGTGAAAAGTCTCAACTTGATCAAATTCTTAATGACCCTGAACTCAAAGAACTACCAGTTAGTAAATTGAATAGAATAAAATCTCGTCGTTGTGAAAAGGGTAAATTGCCTGACACATATGAAGATATTTTAATCTCTGCTTATCGTGAAACTGAATGGAGGCATCATAACTAATGATTGAAATTTTACTTGGAGCTGCCACCGGGTACGTCCTGGCAGCATTGGATGATTATAATCCATGGCCAGATAAAGATAACGATAGTTTCTTTGATTCTCCCGAACAGGAAGAAGCATTTCTTAAATGCTTAATGGCAGAAAGAGAAGCAAGATTGGAAGCAAAGAAAAACTCTACCAAGGTTTGGATTGTCAATGAATAAACTTCGTAATGCTTTTGTCAACAGTGTTATTGTGTTCTGGATGATAGCTTCTGTTAGTGCTGTTCTGGCAGTATTCGTTCATTCTATACTGTTTATGCCAGCGTGGGTAGGTATCTTAATGGGTATGTCTATTTTGCTTTTCCTGGTGATGCTTGCCGTAGAATATAGTGAGGAGAATAAAAATGACTGACAATAAATCTTTAAAAGTACCTTTGGAAGGTACTTTTACTCTTTGTCTCCCAGAACAGTCTAAATGGACGTGTTATCTGTTTGGAAACAGACCTTGGAGCGGAATGGGATTGTCATACATTCCAAATAAAGGACAAGTTCCAAATCGTTTTGTGAGATTTATGATGAGAATTTGTTTTGATTGTTATTGGGAAAAGAAAGATGACTAAAGTTACAGAACTGAATATTGTCAATAACTTGGTAGAAAAAATTGCTGACTTATTGACTGGCAAAGTCACTCGATCAACTGTGGTAAATAGTAGAGGAGAAGTCAAACAACGTATTATTATTGAATATGACTAAAACAGCAGTTATCTATTCAAACGGCAGTCAAGAGTGTGAGCGTATGTCAGCACTTTTGAAAGCATTAGGTGGTGAGTTTCATGAGTATTTTGTTGGGAAACATTTTAACGACAAAGCATTTCATGATGAGTTTGGTAAAGAAGCAACATACCCACAAGTTG